GGTCTCGGTGCCGCCGTTGCCGTCGTCCACACGGTAGGCGTCGCCATCGACCAGCACACCCTCGGGGACGGCGCTGGGCGTCGCCTCGGACGGCGTAAGCCCCAGAGAGCCCAGCACGCCACCGGGGTGAAGCTCAGGGCGGTTGTAGCCCGTCACGGGGTCCGCGTCCGGGATGGGCGTCACGACGCCAGCCGCCACCGTGACAGGCGTCAGCGTGTACGCCCACACGCCGTTCGTGGAGTCGATGACGGAAGGGGAGGCGTTGACGGTGTACTCGGGCTGCGGGGCCGTCCCCCCGCCATGCCACAGGACGGGCATACCGCCAGAGGTCGACCAGCGAGTCGTGACGCGGTAGACCCCGCCCTGCCGTACCTCGGTGCCGTCCGGGTTGCGTATGACCGCCCGCGTAGACCACCCGCCGTCCACCCACTCCTCAAGGTCTTCGAGCCAGATCGCGTCCACGACCGGCAGCCCCAGGTCGCCGTCGGTCGGGTCGGACGCCCGCACAAACAGCGTGTCGCCACGCTCGCCCGCGTTTGCGAGCATCGCGCCGTTGCGACCGAACGCGAGCCCAGGGACACGCTCGACCGCCTTGACGGCGCGCGTGATCCTGCGGGCGCTTTGGCCGTCGAACATCACCGGGGTGTCGTTGTTGGGTGTCGCCATCGGTCACAGGTTCGGGAAGTTCATCTCCGGGTACGGGCGGAACTCAAGCACGGCAGGGTCATCGTCGGCGTTGGCTTTCGCGGCACCGTCGCCGTCCAGCGGGTACGGGCGCTCGACCACACGGCCATCGGCGGTTCGGATCGGGCTAAGGAACCTCCCCACCACCTGGCCGTCGCCGTCCGTGACGTCAATCAGCTCGTGCGTGCCCCGGTCGTCAACGAAGTCGATCCACAGGTCGCCATTGAATGCGAACTCAAGGTTGACTTCGTAGTACTCCTGCGTGCCGAAGTACTCGTTGGTATACCGGGCATCGACCAGCAGCATCTCGCGGGGGTCATAGCTTCCGTCGGCGATCGTGAACGTGTTGCTGTTGATGTTGCCAACCGCCCGCGTCCACGCCACCGGGGATGCTGTCTGGGTGAAGTTGACGGTGACCGTCCCTCGCGGGACCAGCTTCTCGGGCAACGTCTCGAACGGGACGCCAGCGGAGTTGGTCACCTGAACGTCCTGCCCGCTCCCATCCTTGGCGGTGAAGTAGGGCTGCGAGTCGGTCGTTGCCTGGGTCGAGTACCGCGGCGGCCTCAGCAGCGGGTTCTGCGTCCCGCCGTTGTTGTCACCGGGCTGGTTGGTGTAGATGACGTCGGCGTCCCAGTGGGTGCCCGCCTGACCGTTTGCCCGGACATTGATGCTGTCGCGCTGCAGGTCTTCGCTGTCCGCCGTGAGCTGCAAGGGCGTGGCGGCCTTGACCGCGGCGTAGGCGAGCTCTTCATCGTTGGCCTCGACGCGGTAGAACTTCTTGACCGTCACCACGCCCGAGGCGTTGCTCATCGTCGCGTTGGCGGTCCACTCAACGGCGCTCATGCGATCCTCACGACGGTTGGCGCGGCCTGCGAGGACAGCGCGATGTTTATCTGTTCGAGCAGGTCGGTCTGCGTCTTCGTCTCATCCAGCAGCTTCTTGTCGTCGTCATCGAACATGCTGCCGAGACGACCCTGGTAGGTGGCGAGCTGCGATTCAGCGGACCCCGAGCGGAGTATGGCGCCAGCGCGGGCCATCGGGTTTTCCTGATCGTCGCGCTGGAACAGGCCAAGCTTCTCGGCCTCCCTGGCGACCGCGAGCATCCCCTCGACCTGAGATAAGAACCCGGTCATCACGAGCACCTGCACCTCGACCATGAAGTCTTTGAGCTTGGCGACCGGGTCTTTCAGCGACTCTTTGATCTTGTCCGCGAGCGATTGCAGCTTCTCGGTCTGGCGGGCCTGCTCCTCAAGGGCGTCGGCGGCTGCCTCAGCGGCTGCGGCTATGTCCTCCTGACCCTCCGCGGCCTTCGCGGCGGCGTGGGCCTGCGCGTTGATCGCCGCGACCATGCCGTCGTATGTGACGAGGGTCCGGACGGCAGTTTTGCCCGCGTTGCGCACCCGTTCCTCGATGCGGGCGATGTAGTCGTCTGCGGACGAGAGCGCGCCGTCCGCCAGGTAGCCGATCTCGTCCGCCGCGTCCTGCGCACCCCTGGCGATGCCTCCGAAGCCGATCGCGTCCGCGGCGCTTGACGCCTGCTCTAGCATCCACTTCAGACCGCTGGCGATACCGGAAAACAACTCAAGGGCGATTATGCGGACACCATCGACGGCAATCATCAAGCCGTTCCAGATCTCCGCGACAGCACCGCCACCGGCGACCAGCAGGCGCACGCCTTTCTGGACCGCGTTTCCGAGCCCGCCGAAGCCGTCCGTAGCCCCCATGATCTTCTCAGCGATAATCTGGAGCGCTGGCGCAAACCCGATTGCGAGCTGATTCTTGGCGGCCTCAATCAGACGCTTCGCGCGCGTCCAGGCGTCGTTAGCCATCTCGACTTTGGCGGCATCGACGCGGGAGAGGCTGATCCCGACGGCGTCTATTTCATTCTCGATCTGGTTTAGGGCCTCCGCGCCCTGTTGGAGCAGCGGGATCAACTGCGGCCCCTGACGACCGAAAATAGCGGCGGCGATGTTGGTGCGGTCGGAGACGTTCTTGAGGCCCTTGAACGCGTCGGCTATGGCCTTGAATTGCTCGTCCGGGGACATATTCCGAAGTTCGTCGGCACTCAGGCCCAGCTTGTCAAGGGCCCGCACCTGCGTACTTAGGCCGTCGGTCGCATCGACCACAGACCGCTGCATGCGGATCAGGGCCTTGTTGACATCCTCGATGCCGACCCCGCCCAGCTTGCCCGCCTCGTGAAGCGCCTGCAGCTTCTCGGTGGCGATGCCTACCGTGTCTGACATCTTGGCGAGCCTGTCAACCGACTGGAGTCCTGACCTAGTCAACGCGGCGATGCCGCCAGCGGCTGCGGCGAGACCGGCGGCGGCAAAGGCGGCGATGATCTTGGTCGCACGGGCCATCGCGCGACGGAGCCGGTTCACGCTGTCGCGCTTGCGGTTGATGGCCTTGCGCGACTTTTTTACGCCCTCTGTGAACTTGGTCGTACGCGCCACGAAGTCAGCAGCGACCGTGCCGATCTTAGCCATCGCCGCCCCCTCTCACGACCCGACCGTGCTTCCCGGCGTGGGCCTTGAGCAACGCGAACATCATGTCCGGGGACTTGGGCTCCGGACGGTTGCACGGGAACTGCGGCAGCGCGTCAGCGAGCGTGACGCGCTTCGTTCCCTTGCCCCGGTTGGCGTTGCAGAATGCGGCCATGCTCAGTCCGTGGAGGATCTCGGTGTGCTGCGGCCCGATGGGCCTGACGTTGTTGTGGTAGCGCCTCCAGAAGGCGAGGTCTCGGGCTGTGAGTTCGTCTGCGAATCGGTGGACGTCGGGCCGGTTGAACTGGAGGGCGAGTTCGGCGATGAAGCGCCACCCCCCGGTGCCGCGTTTCCCGAGCCGGACCCCAGTTCATCGTCGATTGTGTCGAGGCCGTTCGCGCTCAGGCACGCGTTGAACAGCCGCATCAGCTTGCTGAACTCCATCGACCGGAGCACGTTGTCCTGCGGCCCCTCGAACGCCGACGACCCGTCTTCCTCGACCACCGAGGAGTTGATGAACTCGATGGCGATCTCGACCGTATCCGCGTTGGTCACGTCGTCACGCCCAGAGGCGCTTGCCAGCTTGCTGCTCCCGAAGAACCGGGCGGACATCGGGGCGATGCAAAGCTCGCCCTCGATGCCCTCAACGGTCACACGCTTGAGGTCCGCACTCGCGGACTTCGCAATCCTGTCCCTTACGCTTCCCATGTTGCCTCCCCGCTTACGCGGTGTTGTCGGTGAATGTCACGCCCCCGGTGATCTTCACGGTGAAGTCAACGGTCACTGCGTCGCCCATAGGGACCGGAGCGCTCATCGAGGTGATGAACCCGGACCCGGCCCAGGTGGAGCCGCCAAGCGCCCCGGTCGGGAGCGTCACGGTCCATGTGGTCGTGGCGAGGCTCTGCAGCTCGGTCAGGTGCGTCTCGACCTCGCCGGGATCGAACAGGCAGGTGAATGTGATCTCGCCCGAGTCGATGAGACCGGGCACGAATTCTTTGGTGCTGTCCGATGAGTCGTTGTTGGTGACCTCCACCGAGTCCACGGTGACGGCGCCCAAGTTGACGTCCTGCACCTGGGCGACCGAGACGGGCACAGCGCCGTAACTGATCGTGGTGGTGTGGCCGATGCCTCCGACTGTTGGCATTGTGTAGCCCCTTACGTTGTGGGTTGATGAACGATCTGATAGGTGAGAGTCGAGACGTACAGATGGTTGTTGCTGTCTTGCTGGCTTGAGAGCACGTCGGTGTCGCCGGACGCCTGCAGGAAACAGCCGGTGACGAGGCGACCGGACTGCGAGCCGGTGAAGCTGTCGAGCTCCCCGCGCACGTCGTTGATGGTGTCCTGCAGGTCGCTGGTCGTTGACGCCGTGATCTCGACATCGACGTACTCGTCGTCAGCGCCGGACGGGCCGCCTGTCGCGTAGGCCAGCGGGGCGACTGTGGAGCGCCTGACGACGATGTGCGGCGTCTGCGTGGGTTGCGAGAACCACAGGTCCGCGACCCGGTCGCCCGCTACGTTGGCGGCCTGGAGGACGTCCACGACGATCTTGACGGCGTCAGCCATTGGCGCCCGCCTTCGCCTTCTGGCGGGCAAGGCGACGGACGCGCTTCTCCATCTCGGGGCCGACGTAGCCGACCAGCGTCGGGATCTGCCGACCGTTGGTCTGTTGCCAAGCTCGCTTGACGGGCTCGGGGCCCTTGACGCGTCCCGCCGTCCGGTGCGTGAAGCCGTGCTCGACGAGGTGGGCGTAGTTGCGCGGGTTGCGGACGCGGCGTGTGCCGGACTTGTCCACCTGGGTGCGCTTGAACCTGGCCCGAGCGCCGATGATGCCGTAGGTGAAGCCCTTGCGCGGGATCTGAAATATCCGCAGGCCGAGCGAGTCGGCGTAGACGCCGGTGTCGGACGAGGCGTCGGCAAGCCGCTGGGCCCGCCCGAGCGTCGGCTTGATCGACCTGCGGACGCCCGTCCGCATGATCGGTCCGCGGAGGTCTTCGTTGAGCGCTTCCAGCCGCTGCGAGATGGCGACAAGCTCCTCCTCCATCCCACGCACGTCCAGCACGTCATTCGCCATCACGAGCCCCCCGTCTGCCGGGTCGCCGCGCCCGCGGCGATCTTCTTCGCCATGATGCGGGCTTCCATGTTGCGGTTCTGGACGTTGTCGACGTCCCCCGTGATGTTGTAGCGCTCGCCTGACGGTCCCACGATCCGCCAGTCGAGACCGACGCCAGTGGGCACCTCGTGGGCGTACATGGCGATCTGGTGCGTGCTGACGCCGATGGTCTGCCCGGCAAGCTCCCGCTCTTTGGTCGAGAGCATGCGCAGCGATGCCCACACCGTGCCCCGGTCGGTGTAGTCGGTGATGTCCGAACCGCCACGATCGGAGGCCGTGTAGACGGGCTCCTGGAACGTGACTCGGTCGCGGTAGTCACCCGATCGGTTGTTGGGGCGTCGGGGCATTGGTTGGGCTCAGTACAGGGCGATGATGTCGCTGGCGGTGGTGTTGGTGTCGAGTACACGCTTGACGGACAGCGGGAAAATCCCGGCCTGCACATTTGGTATCACGACCGGGAATGTCCCGGCGTAAGTGATGACCTCAAGGTCGCCAGCCGTGCCGATATGCAGCGACCTTGCGGGCGTCGCGAGGTCGGTGTCATCGTCGGGCGTCACCACCACCGCGTCAGCGGCGGGCGAGGTCATCCCGAAGCGGTGCTCAGAGAGAGTGGGTGCTTGGCTCATACGATCTCCAGTGCGTGAATGGAAAGAAGGTTGCGGGCACCTAGCGGGGACTCTGTGATCGACTGCCCGACCTCCACCGCGCTGCGGTTCTGGAAGTGGTGGTCGATGAGCAGCAACATGGCCTGCCTGATGCACTTGGGGACCGCCGCCGCTGCGCCATAGCCCGCCGTGTACGTCACGGTGATCGGCGCGGGGTTGCAGGGCTGCAGCGCCGGGATGCGGTCGAACGGACCAGACCCGGACGACATCGTGCCCGAAGAGCAGTAGTGCTGAATGCCGTCCTGCTGATACCCCCGCAGGAACGCGGGAAGCGTCAGCGTGCTCTGCGTGTTGCCGTCGGCATCGACGTAGGCCAGCGACGTCAGCGAGCCGAACGGGGGCGACGGAAGCATCCACGGGTCGGACTTGGTCGGCCAGGCCGCAAAAGTCGCCGCCAGCGTCCGCGTCACGAACGAGCGCCGGGTGTAGCCCTCGCAGTAGGAGCGGGCCGCCGCGATGAGCGCATCGACATAATCATCCTCGGTGGACGTCGAGAGCCGCAGGTGCTCCTTTGCGTCCGCCGTGGTGATCGGCTCGGTAGCCGGTGCGACGGTCTGGATGACGTTGACGTGCCTCACGCGCCGTCATCCTCCGGGTTGGTGGAGGGCGGGTTGTGGGCCTTGTGGACGATTGCGGGGCGGGCGGGCGGCGCCGCAGTCTGCCGGGCAGCCACCTCAACACCCCACCCCGACTTGACCGTGACGCCCTCTGGCAGCGCGTCGATTATGCCCGTCTGGTACCACGCGCGGCACATGTCCGCGGGGGCCTTGACGCTGTCGCCCGCCCTGCCGTACGCGCCGACGTTGGCGTTCAGCTTGACTTCGTACAGGGGCCGCATCGGTTAGCCACCCGACAGGGTGAGGACGCCGGAGTCGGAGTAGACCTCGCCAGCGTTGGTTGGGTCCGCGGTTGGGATACCGGACAGGACCAGGGCGGCCCCGGACTCGATGGTCAGCGTCACGGTCGTACCGCTGACGGTGACGGAGCCCTGCCCGTTGAGGTCGACGGTCCCACCGTCACCGACGAACAGCACCTCGCCGCCCTGCTCCATGTTGATTGTTGCGTTCTGCTCAGCGCCCATGATGGCCTCCCGCCGCTGTGCGGCTTCGTGGGGTGTGGTCTCTGAAACCGAGAGCGAGCGTCAAGGCCCGCCCCCGGCGCGAAAGGGGGAAGAGGAGACGAAGCTGCTTAGGCGGTGCCCTCGTCAGGCGTGGCGAGCACGACCTGATCGGTGTCGTCGCCGATGTTAGGAACCTTGCGTCCGTTGTAGAGAATGGCGTACATGGTTCCGGTGGTGGTGTCGGCTCCAGAGCGAGTGATGACCGCGCGAACGTAGCGCTTGGCCGGGCGGTTGATGTCATTGATGACGACGTGCCCATTGCCCGATGCGGCCTTAGCCGAGCCCTCGATGTCCGTGAAGTCGTCCGGCGAGCCGCCCGAGTCGTTGGACTGCTGCAGCTTGACCGTGTTGTCGGCGTCCGCGGTGCCGATGCCCGTCACGAACGCGACGCCCTCCCAGTCCTGTGTGTCCACGGCGTCGGAGGTCAGCGGGGTCCCAGCGGAGGAACCGGCTGCCTCGACCGGGATCACCTTGATGTTATTTGCGAGGTTCTGCATTGGTGGTACTCCGTTGGGTTAGGCGAGCTTGACGCGGGAGAATGCCTCGCCGCCGACGGAGGCGGGCATGGCGTCGAGGTAGGCGCGGGTAAAGAACGCGGTCTGATCGTCTTCTTCGTAGCGGAAGGGGTTGCGCGTGATCTCCGCGGTGAGGGACTGGCCGATGACGTACTGCGAGAGGTCACCGAACAGCCCGACAACGAGACCGGTTGTGAAGGTGCTGGGTGCGTGCTCCGACTCTAGCACCTCGTGCCCGAGCAGGGTGGGCAGGGCGTCCGCCGACATGGCTTCGCGCCAGATGTAGCGACCCTCGCCGTCCTTGAGCTTGGCGATCTGCTCGACGCCGTCCCGGTGGAAGATCCAGCGTCCGTTGCGGCGGTGCTGAGACTTGCAGCTGTACTTGGCGGCGATGAGACCGTCGAACTTGATCGAGGTCGTGGTGTTGCCGGTGGAGACGTCGCGGGAGGCCGGAATGCCAGAGTCCGACGCGGTGAACAGGCCGAGAGGCTTGTTCGCGCCGTCGCCGGTCAGGAACGCCTTCTCCTGGGGCAGGGCCATCTTGTACGCGAGGCGGTCAAGCACGATGGACTCGGCCTGGGGGAGACGGAGCAGCTTGTTCGAAACCTTGATGTGCTTCTTGGATGCGGTCGGGATGAGCTGGCGCTTGCCGAACTCCATCGAGGTGTCTTCGGTGCCGCTTGAGATCTCGCCGGTCCACTCAGCGTCGGACGGGTCGGCCTCGATCGAAGGGATACCGATTCCGGAGTCCGGAATCCCGACGTACACCGTGGCGTACTGGCGAATGTGGAGGATGTCGTCCACCTTCTTGATGACGTCGAGCATCACCTGCGGCGGGGCGAGGTAGCCGCCCTTGTCGTCGATGTCGAATTGAAGGTTGCGCTCCTCGCGGATGCGGTTGAAGTCGCGGGCGTCGCCGCGGACCAGCATCGTGAGGTAGGCGTCGCGGATCTCCGGTGAGTCGTAGCCGAGGGCGCCCTCGATGGGAACGGGGTTGCCACGGTACTCCAGGGGCTTGCGGGCGCCACGCTCGGTCTTGCCAGCGAGGCTGGCAACCTCACTGGCCGTGCGGGTGGCCGCGAGGTCGTCGATGCTGTCCTCGCCGTCGTCGATGATCTGGCGGGCCTGGGCGCGGGTCTCGGACGCGATCTGCGACCGGATCTCACGCAGCTCGTCGTCGGCCTTGTTGCGGGAGGCGATGGCGTTGTCGGCAAGAGACTGCTCGTCGGCGGTGTAGGCCGCGTCGTCGCCACGCTTGCTGGCGTTGGTCTCGACTTCCTGGAGGGCCTTGACGGCCCGGTTCTTCTCAGCGACCAGGGCCTCGGCACGGTCGCGCAGTTCGTTGATGCTGGGCACGGTGTGTCCTCGCGGATGGCGAGGCCGGGTCCGGCGCACACCTCAAGCCGGGCGCTCCGTAGCCGCACCGTGCGGCGTGTGTTGTGGGTGGATGCCCGACCGGGACCGCGTATGTGAATAACGCGGCGACGGCGTCAGACACGGCCCCTGGGGTGGGGTGCGTCCTACGCCGTCGTTGATCTGGCGTTGAGTATGTAGGCCCCGTCGTCGTTGATCGGATGGGACTGCACCGATACTAGACCATGTGGCGTACACGGTGTCAAGCACTACACGGAGGATTTCACACCTCGTCTTTGGCAAGCGCGAGAATTGCGCGGGCGCGGCTCCGCGTACCAGCCGCGCGGGCCCCAGCCTTCGCCGCCTCCGCCGTGCGAGCCGAAACCTGAGTGCCCTCGTACGCCGCGAAGGTGACGGGAGAGACGTCCAGCAGGCGACCGATGCGGGTGATGGTCCGCGTCGGCATGTCCCCGTCGTAGCCCCACTCGTCAGCGGCTACGACGAAGCCGAAGGACATCTGCGACACGTCGCCGCGATTGATGCTGGTGTACAGGTCACGACCCAACGTGGTGTCGGGAAGGTCAATCTCCACCCGCAGGCCGATGTTGTCCTCGCTCATGCGCAGCGTGCCGTTGGTCGACCGACCGATGATCCGTCCGGGGTCGTGGTCGACGAGCGCCCTGACGTCCTGCCCCTCGGACAGCGCCTGCGCAAACGCACCCGGGGCGACACGCTCGATGAAGCCGTAGATTTCGGCGTCCTGGTCGAACACGGCAGCGTAGCCGATCAGGGTGCCGGGGCCCTCGCCCTCCGATCGCGTCTCGATGTTGCGGATTGCTACCCTTTGCTCGCGCTTGGTGTCAGTTGTTGCCATCGTCGGGTTCCTTGTCTCTAAAGATTCTGTCAAGGGCCACGGAGGCCGCGTCGTCGGATGAGCTTTCCCACTGCGCATGGCTCTGGACCGAAGCAATCATCGACCTGGTGAACACCGATGCCGACCTTTCGGCTTCTTGTTTGGCTGGGCCTGTCGGTAGTCCGGTCATCTTGCAAGCGGACGCCAAGAGGTCTTCGAGCTTCTCTTCGATGAGCTTGCGTTCGTTGCGGCGTTCGGCCCAGTCGCCGAGCCAGCTCTTAGCGGAAGCCTCCGTATCGCCTCTACCTAGCCGCTCCGCCGCCTTGCGCGACCACCGCTTGGCCGCCTCGCGGAGCACCTTCGCCACCAAAGGCTCGAACACGCGCCGCACGGCCCGCTCATCCACGCTGCCGGGGTCGTTGGTGTCCGGCACGTCATCCGGCCCGCCCGCGGGGTCGGGGTCGGTGGAGCCGTCCACCTGCGACGCCAGCGGCACGTCCTGCATCTGCACGGTGACGATCTCGCCCACGCCGCCGGGCAGCGGGTTCCGCCCGTCTTCGGCGCGGGCCTCGTCGCGGGTGAGGGTGCCAGCGCCGATCTTGATGGCGTGCGTCTCCGCCCGGTTCTTCGCATCGACGTAGCGCATCCAGTCCAAAGCGAACTCCATGCCGTACATCGTCTGCTCGCGGGGCGTCAGCAGCTTTCCGGCGTACTCCGCCTGAATCTTGGTCGCCCAGATCCGCAGGTTGCCGATGAAATCAAGCTCGGCCTGCTCGCGCGTGGCGTAGGGCGTGGACCCCTCGATCTGGATCTTGTGGGGCGGCACGCCGAACCAACGGGCGATCTCAAGCTGCGAGTGCTTGCGCGACTCAAGGCTCTGGGCGTCCTTCGACGTCGTCGGGATCGGCGTCGCCGTCATCCCCTCTTGGAGGATCATCGGACGGAAGCGGTTGGGGCCGGTGAAGCGGTCCACAAGGTGACGCCGGAATGTCTCAATGTCGCGCTCCTGCATCCTCGCCGGGTGACTCAGAACAAGGCCCGGCATCGCCCCGTTGCGGTACATCAGCGTCTGGTACTTCTCCGCCGCAATCGCGGACCCGAACACCTCGCTGGCCAGCGCCAGCGTCGCCACAGCGCGGGCGCCCTCAAGCGTGATGCCCTTCAGAGCGAGGAAGTTGTCGGGCGAGTACAGGCCAGCGGGGACGCGCGGTGACTCGCCCGTGTGCGTGGACAGCACCCGGACCATGAGACGGCCCATCGGGTACTCGGGCGTCGGAGCCTGCCGCTCCTCCGTGCATGACGCGGCGGGCATGTTCCACAGGTTGATCGGGCGGCCCATCGCGTCGCGCTCGATGAAGCGGTACGACACGCCCCACAGCGCCGCGATGAACACCTGCATTTGCATCGCGTCGACCACCGTCACCTCGGGATTGGGGCGAAGGTTCAGCAGGCGGTGGACCGGGTGTGTGTTCGCGGGATCGCGCCGGTGCCCCTTGCCCATCTTGAACATCGGCAGCGGCGTGGACGCGATCGTGTCCGCGATGACGCGGCAGCAGGCCCACACCGACGCAAGCTCCAGGGCGGTCAGCTCGGTCACCGACTCGCCCGAGCTCGACTGGATCTGCCAGCCCCAGCCCGTGCCGTCAGACGACGCCGGGTGCCCAAGCGACGTCACGGACGCGCGCGATTCCCGACGCCCGGAGCCCAGCAGTGTTGTCAGCATCAGCGACCGCCTTCCGTAGCGCTACCCCGGTCCCCTTGCGCACGGATCGCCCAGCCAGCGATCGCCAGTACGCACAGTATAACACCCAGCAGACCTATGCCCCACCACAAACCCCAGATCGCGCCAGCAGAAACGCACATCAGGGACAGCCCAGCCATGAACGCGAGGTTGATCGCCGTCATCGTTTGCCCTCCTGTCGTCTCGCCAGCCAGCCATGCACGATCTGATTCGTCTCGCATCAAAGAAGACTCCATGCCGAGGATTCGGGGTCCGAGTACACGCTGGCCTGACCGACGCCCGAGATGTCGTACGCGCCCATCGCCATAGCCAGCGCCTGCATCCCGTCGATGCGTCGCGTCGCCTTGTCTTTCGCGAGCTTGATGTTGTCCGACGGGTCGCGCGTCACCGCCGCGTTGCCCGCCATCCAACGCAGGATCGGGTGCCCGCCGTGGTCCAGCTTGCTCCCGTACACCGCGATCTCCAGTGACTTCAGCGCCGGGCTCATCGAGACGTACCCCTGCCCCATCTGGGCCATCGGCACGCCGTGGTCCTCCGCCAGGATGCGGTACGGCTCCTGCGACCCGTAGCGGTCGAACGCGATCGTCTCGCCCTTGACGTTGGAGCGTGGCCCGATGCACATCTCCTCCCGCAGGTCGATGATGTCTTGCGCGATGACCCGGTAGTCCGCCACCTCGCCGGGGATCAGCCGGAGGAACCCCATGTCCGCCCACTTACGGTAGGGCACCTCGTCGCGCCGCTCGCGGGCCTCAAGGTTGTCGCCCGGAAGCCAGAACCGGCAGACGACGCCAAGCCGCCCATCGTGCCCCGCCCCCGGCACCACCACGACGTAGGCGTTGAAGTCCTGGGTCTGAGCGAGGTCGAGCCCGCCGAAGCCGCCAGCGTTGCGGGCGTTGGCTTCGATGGCGTCTACGGCACGCCGCACGCTCGGCAGGTCGCCCGGGTCAGCCACATCCGGGGCGTTGCGGTCCCACACCTCGACCGGCATCCATCGGTCGGCCTGCTCGGTCTGAATGTTGAGGTGCAGGCGCTTGAAGGTGTTTTCGAGCGACGGGTTCTCTTGGGCCTCCGCGCACTTCTCGCGCAGCCAGTCCTCGTTGACCGAGACGTGCAGGTTTGGGTTCGCCTTCGCCCAGACCGCCTGGTCGGTCCAGTCGTCCTCACGCTCCGCCATGAACACCACCGGCAACACGCTGAGGCTCCGCGTCCGCCCGTCGAGGATCTTCATCGCGCGGTCGAGCAGTTCGTTGGACAGGGACGGGCGAGCGTAGTCCGCCGTGGTCATCTGGACGTACAGGGGTTGGCGACGTGCTCCCATGCCCGTGTGGATAGCGTCGTGCAGCGTGCGATCGGGCTGGGTGTGGACCTCGTCGAGCGCCGCGAAGTGGGGGTTGGTCCCGTGCGCCGCCTTCTCCTTGCCCGGAAGCTTCTTCCACTCGGCTTGGTTCTTCTTGCCCCGGTTGAAGATCACCTTGTCGCGGATCTGGTGGGTTCGATTCGCAAGTTCCGGGGAGTTGCTCAGCATCCCCCGGACCTGTTCATCGATCATGCCCGCCTGCTCGCGCGAGTACGCGGCCCCCAGCATCTCCGCTCCGGGCTCGCCGTCCGCGATGCCCACCAGCACCGCGATCGCCGCAATGAGCGTGGTCTTGGCGTTCTTTCTCGGGACGTAGACGAACGCCTCGCGGAACCGCCGTGTGCCGTCAGGGCGCTTCCAGCCAAACAGGTTGGCCACGATGCCGTGCTGCCACGGCTCCAGGATCAGCGGTCCCTCGAACCCCTTGACGTGCGAGCAGTGCGTCTCGATGAGGCTGATCGCCTTCCGCGCCGTCTCCCGATCGAACCAGCACCCAACACCGTCGAGGTCCGCGTCCCGGTGCGGATCGAACCCAGGCAGGATCGTGATCACCCAGTCGAGGTAGCGGTCGGTCAGCTCATCCCGGTCGGCTTGGGTGAAGCCATCGGGGACGCCGTCGGGACCGACCCAGCTCACGACACGAAGTGGGGCGGCGAGGGTGGTCACTTCTTCCCCAGCTTCAGGCCGTCATCATCGTCCGCGGCGCCCGGAGCCCCCAGCCGCGCCAGCGCCTCGGGCGACATGCCGAGCGCCTTCTCGATCATGCGGAGTTCGGCCCCGACGGTGTCGAATTGTCGGTGAATGGGGTGCGGGTGTTCCCTGTCATTCGCGTCTCGGTACATGAACGGCGTCGTCTGCTGTTCATCGCGCAGGCGCTCCCACCGATCACGCACCGCGACGTAGTGGTCCAGCGTGTCCACCGTCACCGTGTGCAGCATCCCCCGCGAGTCCAGCACCTGACAGGTCCGACGCCAGATGGCGAACTCGTTGTCGCTTAGGTCGCGCGTCGGCACCGGGTGACGCGACTCGCCCAGGGGCTTGCCCTTCAGGGCGTTGCGACCAGTCTCGCTGATTGGTCCCTTCTGGCCCATCAGCAGGCACCCCGCGCCATCGCCAACGCCAGCGCAGGCTCGGCAAGCTCCTTCGCCGCCTCGGACGAACGGGCCTCAGCCGCGTACACCGTCGCCGCGCCGTAGGTTATGCGGACGGTGAAGACGTCGTTCTCGCCGTCCCACATCACGGACGCCACCGTGTCGCCTACGCGGCACCTCGCGCCCCCAACCGCCCGTACCCAGTCGAGCTCGGGGCACACGCCCTCGAACGCCTCCACGCCTGCATGGCTCCCCGTCGCTTCGCTCATGTTTCAATCCTTTCTGAAAGGTCTGAACTCCCAAACTAACCGCGATGAAAAAAG